TCTCATTGAAGCAAAAGCTTCAGGATTACCGTTGACTTACGAGTTACGGAACATGGGAATACCAGTAATTAACTTTACTCCAAGTAAAGGAAATGATAAGCATACAAGAGTAAACGCGGTGGCACCACTATTTGAAAGTGGTACCATATGGGCGCCTACGCACAGGAGTTTTGCGCAAGAGGTTATAGAGGAATGCGCTGCATTCCCTTATGGAGATCATGATGACCTTGTGGATTCAATGACACAAGCCGTTATGCGTTTTAGACAAGGTGGACTTATTCCGCATCCTGAAGACTATAAGGATGAGAAGCTACCTCAACGAAAATTTAAATATTACTGGTAAAAATGAATTTAATTTTTTATTTAACTAAACTTTTTGGCAAAGGCTTTCTCAACAGCATAATGGGAACAAAAACTGGAGTTACAAAACTTCCTGTTGGATCTAATAATCCTCTTAAAGGTGTTTGGAGTAAAAATAGAATTCTAAGTAGCCCAGGAGCTATGCAAGAAGCGAAAAAACAGTTAAAAGAAAATGCAGCCTATGTATTGGGAGGCAATGATGCAAAAGCTATGGCAAATTATGAAGCTAATTTAAAATTAGTTAATGATATTGAAAATCCAATTAGAGAAGCCGTTAAAGAAACTCCTACAACAGGTAAGGTGATAGATATAAGCACTAAGAAACCAATAACAGGACAAGGCTTGGCATCACTACAAGATAAAACTGCAAAAGCTGGAGTTGATAAAGCTGCAAAAGCATATAGTGCAAGCGAGGAAGCTATGAGAAGAGGAACTATTAGAGAAATATTATTAAGAGATAAAAGATTAAATCTTCCTTCAGGGGTTAAAGATTCTTTATTAGGAAAAGGAGGAGCTAACTATGTAGATCCTTTAGAAGTATTTAATGATGTTTATAAAAGAGATCTGAAGTCTCTTGATGACTTAGATGGTATGATTTTTGATCAAGGAAAAGAACTAGACGCAGGCGCAATTGCAGAAATGAATTTGGATAGGTTTGAAGTTATTGCAGGTTCACCTTTTGTTAAGAAAAAATTTTCTATCGGCGGTTTAGCAAACGCATTAAGGTTATAATGGATATAGGTAAATGGGAACAGGCAAAGAGATGGCTTACACGACCTGTAAAGTCTAAGACACTAAAAGACTATCATGACGATAGTTCAGTTGATGGCTACGGAGAAGGACCTCTTCCAACAATACCTAAAACTTGGTTGCAGACTATGCCAGAAATTGATCCCCGGATGCCAGTATCTAGCGACAAGGAACTAGCAGCTGGCGGCAGGGTTGGTTTTAAATTAGGAGGAAATGAGATTATAGCAGCTTATAATAAAGCGGCTAAGTTAGCAGGTGGAAATCCGAGCATCGAACAAGTTAGAGCTGCTACAGGAGGAAAACCCAATATTTACAGAGTTCGAGAAATTCTAAACAAAGCTGGTTTAGAATTAGGTAAGCCTCCTACAACTAGACAGATAGATGAACTTACAAAAAATTTATCTAAACAAAATAGTGCTGTTCAAAGATCTTCTGTAATATCTGAGTATTTAAATAAAGCAAATAAAAAATTTACCATTTCTGATGCCGGTAGAACACCAGAAGCTAGAGCAAAAGCAGCTGAAACTTTAAAAGCAAAAGAAAAACCAAGATTAGATCAACCAAGAAAAACACCAGAAGATATATTAGAACGAGAAAGATACAAAAGAAGGGAAGATGCAAAAAGAGATCCTAAAAAAATTAAGAGAAAAATATCAAAAGAATTAACAGAAACAACTCTTGATGTTCATCACCCTTTTCCCAAGAGAGAAAAAGAAACTTTAAGAAGATTAATGGCGTTAGATCAAGATGCTAACAGAGCAGGTGTTGTTAGAGAAATAGAGGAAGCTAGAAATAAATTAATGAGAGAACAAAACATATTGGTAAATGCACCTGCAAAGAATAGAAGAAGATTAGAACAAATTAATGCTGAAATGAAAAGATTGAGAGCAAGTTTAAGAAAAACACCCTATGGTGGTTTTTTAGGTTTTCCAGTATCTGGTTCTAGAGGTAAAATAACATGGATAGGTTATGACAAAGCCAAATCCTTAGCTGGTTTAAAAGAAGGAGAAAAATTATTAGATAAAGATTTTGCAAAAGCAACTAAGAAACAAGCTGCGAAGATGATTGAGCTTGGAACAGGATCAGTTAAATTTGCATTTAGTGAATACGACAAAGCCCCTAAAGCGACAAAAATTAAAATAGGAATGGCATTAGGCTGTAAAGTAGCAGCAGGCATGGGAGAAGGTGGAAGAATTAGTTTTGCTGCAGGATCTGCAGGGTTGAATGACTGTGTAAAATCTAAGATTAGAGCAAATCCCAATGGTGCGTTAGGTTTAGTTGCCGAACAAGTTCCTGAAACTAGAGGAACAATATCAAAAATATTTAAAGCAGCAGTAGAAGGTGCTGCGGCAACAGGAAGAGCAATTGCATCAATTCCAGGAGCTAAGACAGCGGGTAAATATTTAGCAAGAGGAGTTAGTACCGCTGGAAGTCCGCTGGCTGCAGTAGGTTTTATTGGAGCAGACATTAAAGAAGAATTAAAAAAAGGAAAAGCAAAGTCAGATATTGCTATGGATCCAGAAAAAGGATTGATGATGTTATTACCAGAAGGAACTAAGCAATTAGTAAAAACCATGGGTGGCAAAGAAGCATTAGGTAGAATTTTATCTTTAGGAAAATATGGAAGAATGATGACTCCAGCTGGTCTAGGTTATACAGGTGCTAGCGCTGCATATCAGTATGGTAAATGGGCTAAAAAGGAAATTGAAAGAATTAAAAAGATGACACCAGAAGAAAAAGAAGCGTACATTGCGGAACAAGAAGAAAGCATGGGAGTAGGTGCGAAGAGCGGTGGTTTAATGAGTTTAACAACTACAGTAGCATCTCCAAAAGGACCCGAATCTACAGGCTTGGATTATGGCATGTATTATGATAAAAAAATCATGGAGAGAAAATAATGGCAGACAAAATAGACAAAGCGCTTCCTAACGTTAGGCAAAACATAACTATACCTAGCCCTGAAGAAATGCAGGTAGAACTAGAGGAAAATACAAAAGATCCTCAAGCTCCTGTTGATGTTCAACCTAATGAAGATGGAAGTGTAGATATAAATTTCGATCCTTCACAAGTTAATATGGAGCAAGGTGGGGATCATTTTGCTAATTTAGCAGAACTGCTTCCAGACGATATTTTAGGAAAAATAGGTTCTGAACTTTCTACTAATTATGATGATTATAAATCTTCTCGTAAAGATTGGGAAAAATCATATACTACAGGCTTAGATTTATTAGGATTTAAATACGAGGAAAGAAGCGAACCTTTCAGAGGTGCTTCTGGTGCAACCCACCCAGTATTAGCAGAAGCTGTTACACAATTTCAATCACTAGCTTACAAAGAATTATTGCCTTCAGAAGGTCCTGTCAGAGCACAGATTATTGGAAACATAACTCCAGAAAAAGAACAACAAGCTCAACGTGTTAAAGAATTTATGAACTATACGTTGATGACAGAGATGAAAGAATACGAAGCTGAATTTGATCAGATGTTATTCTATTTACCTTTATCTGGTTCTGCATTTAAAAAAGTTTATTATGATTCAGTAATGAAGAGAGCAGTTTCTAAATTTGTTCCTGCAGATGATTTAGTTGTACCTTACACAGCAACATCTCTTGATGATGCAGAGTCTGTTATCCATGTTATTAAAATTTCAGAAAACGAATTAAGAAAACAGCAAGTTGGAGGTTTCTATAAAGACATTGAACTTAATCCAGCTTATATGAACGAAACAGAAGCCGAGAAAAAAGAAAGAGAATTAGAAGGCACACGAAAAGGCAAAGACGAAAAAATATTTACGCTTTTAGAGTGTCATGTTAATTTAGATTTAGAAGGTTTCGAAGATTCTGATGCAGAAGGAGAACCTACAGGAATTAAACTTCCTTATGTTGTAACAATAGAGGAATCTACTAAAAAAGTTTTATCTATTAAAAGAAATTATGAAATAGGTGATGTTAATAAAAGCAAAATTCAATATTTCGTTCACTTTAAATTTTTGCCAGGACTCGGTTTTTATGGTTTTGGTTTAATTCATATGATTGGTGGATTATCAAGAACTGCAACAGCAGCTTTAAGATCTCTACTAGATGCCGGAACATTATCCAATTTACCCGCAGGATTTAAAATGCGTGGTATTAAAATGAGAGACGAAGCACAAGCTATTCAACCAGGGGAATTTAGAGATGTAGATGCTCCAGGCGGAAATTTAAAAGATGCTTTCTTACCTCTTCCATTTAAAGAACCTTCTCAGACTTTATTACAACTTATGGGCGTCGTGGTACAAGCAGGACAAAGATTCGCATCTATTGCGGACCTGCAAGTAGGTGAGGGTAATCAACAGGCAGCAGTGGGCACGACCGTTGCAATGCTTGAAAGAGGAAGCAGAACAATGTCAGCAATACATAAAAGATTATATGCTGCCATGAAGAAAGAATTCAATTTAATGGCAAGAGTTTTCAAGTTATATCTACCTCCAATCTATCCTTATGATGTTGTCGGAGGCCAAAGACAAGTTAAACAACTTGACTTCGATGACCGAGTAGATATTGTGCCAGTTGCAGACCCTAACATCTTTTCTCAAACACAGAGAATCTCTCTAGCACAAACAGGATTGCAACTGGCAGCCTCAAATCCGCAGATCCATAACCAATATGAGGTCTACAGAAACATGTATGAGGCGTTAGGAGCAAAAGATATTGATTTAATTTTGAAAAAACCACCAAGACCAGTTCCAAAAGACCCAGCATTAGAACATATTGATGCTTTAGGGGGTTTACCCTTTCAAGCTTTTCCAGGACAAGACCACAGATCGCATATTACATCACATTTAAACTTTTTAGCGACTAATATGGTTAGAAATGCACCTATGGTAGGGGCTGCAATTGAAAAAAACTGTTT